TTCTTGCAGGACCTATTACTATACCTGGTACAATAACAGTAACAGGGACTTTAGTAATAGTATAATGTCAAAAATAGAAGTAGATGCAATAGACAAACAAAGTGGTTCAACTTTAACTTTAGGTGGATCAGGTACAGCTGTAACTTTAGCTAGTGGTGCTACTCAAACAGGTTTTGGTAGAACAGGAACTGTAGATTGGCAAACAGGTAGTATTAAAACAGCTACATTTACAGCAGCCAATGGTGAAGGTTATTTTGCAAACACTTCAGGTGGTGCTTTTAATATGAATTTACCAGTGGGTTCTGCTGGATCAATAGTATCTGTAGTAGATTATACTAACACTTTTCAAACTAACGCTTTAACAATTGTTCCAAATGGTTCACAAAAAATAGGTGGAACAAATGCTAATGCAAGATTAAGCACAGAAGGACAATCAGTTACTTTTGTTTATGTGGATGACACTGAAGGTTGGAAAAACGTACAAGATTCAACATCTAATGCTGTGGGTAGAACATTTTTAACAGCCACAGGTGGAACGATTACAACTTCAGGAGATTTTAAAATTCATTCGTTTACAGGCCCTGGAACATTTTGTGTTTCTGCTATTTCTAATGTTGCAGCAGACAATACTGTATCTTATTTAGTAGTTGCCGGAGGAGGTGGTGGATCGGGACAAACATCAAATGGTGGTGGTGGCGCAGGTGCAGGAGGTTTTAGAGAATTCAAAGGCCCAGTAGATTCTTATACAGCATCACCTTTAAATGGTTCAACACCTATTACAGTTACAGCAACATCTTTTCCAATTACAGTAGGAGCAGGAGGAGTAGGTCCAGCTTCAAATGGTGCTTGGGGAACAAAAGGAGCAAATTCAGTTTTTTCAACGGTAACATCTGCTGGTGGTGGACAAGGTAGTTCACATATATCAACTTGTGTTCCAGCTAATATGCCAGGTGGATCTGGTGGTGGAGGCTTTGCCGGATCACCTACAACGTTCGGTACGGGAAATACTCCTCCAGTGAGTCCTCCTCAAGGAACAAATGGTGCTCCAGGTACTCCTACAGGACCTCTTTATTCTGGAGGTGGTGGTGGTGGAGCAACTGCTGCAGGAGTTGCAGGAACTGCTCCAAAAGCAGGTAATGGTGGAGATGGAGCAACAACATCAATTACAGGAAGTCCTACAGCCTATGCTGGAGGCGGTGGTGGTGGAGTTACACCTTCATCGAGTGCAGCCCCAGGAACTATAGGTGCTGGTGGAACAGGAGGTGGTGGACCTGGAGGTGCAGGACCAAATACTCCTGGAGTTAATGGAACAGCTAATACTGGTGGTGGCGGTGGTGGAGCTTCTCCTTATCCTGTGTTAACAACAGGTGGAACAGGTGGTAGCGGAATTGTAATAATAAGGTATAAATATCAATAATTATGACAAGTAAAATTAAAGTAGATAATATAAATAAAGTTTCAGATGATTCAAACATCATCAATAAATGTGGTACGACAGTAACTGTTGGAGCTGCTTCTGATGGAGTTAGAACAGGTGCAAATAATTTACAAGCATCAGATGGTGGAAATTTAATAAGCCAATGTGGTACAACAATAACTTTAGGTGCTTCAGGAGATACAATTACTTTAGCATCAGGTGCATCGCAAACAGGTTTTGGTAGAACAGGAACAGTAGACTGGCAAACAACTAAAAAAACATCTACTTTCACCGCAGTTAATGGAGAAGGTTATTTTGTAGATACATCAGGAGGATCTGTGACTGCAAATTTACCGGCAGGTTCTGCAGGTGCAATAGTTGCTTTTTCAGATTACACAAGAACTTTTAACACAAATAGTTTAACAGTAGCACCCAATGGTTCAGAAAAAATAGGCGGAATTCAAGGAAGTGCTATATTAAATGTTAATGGACAAGCTGCTACTTTTGTATATGTTGATAGCACAGAAGGTTGGATTAACGTTCAAAATGCAGAGGACACAGAAGAAGGATCCACTTTTATAACAGCGACAGGTGGAACTATAACTTGTTCAGGAAATTTCAGAATACATACTTTCACAGGACCAGGAACTTTTTCAGTTTCACAAGTTTCATCAAGCCCAACTTTTAATAACGCAGATTATGTTATTGTAGGCGGTGGTGGAGCAGGAGGATCAGGAGCTTTTGGTGAAGGCGGAGGCGGTGGTGGCGCTGGAGGATATCGAGAATCTCCAGGTGCAGCTACGTGTTATACAGCTTCACCTAGAGGTGCATCCCCTGCAACTTTTGTTACACTTGCAGCTAGTCCAGGTTCTTATCCAATTGTGGTAGGTGGTGGAGGATCTGGTGGAGTTGGTCCAGGCGGTTGTGGAGTAGCATCAAGTTTTGCATCAATAACAGGAGCAACTGGTGGTGGCGGTGGTGGACATTATAGTAGTCCTACAGCTAGACCAGGAAAAAATGGTGGTTCAGGTGGTGGTGGAGCAGGACAATCTTCTGGAGGATCAGGTAATAGTCCCCCAGTCAATCCAGCTCAAGGAAGTGGTGGTGGTAATGGTGGAGCTGGCCCTAAATATAGTGCTGGTGGTGGTGGCGGAGCTGTATGTGGAGGAGCATCCTCACCTAACCCAAGTCCTGGAGGTGCAGGTGGAGCAGGAGCGACATCAGGAATAACAGGATCAAACGTAGCAAGAGCCGGAGGTGGTGGAGGTTCAGCAGGACAACCTGGAGCTTGTGGTGGTGCCGGAGGTGCAGGTGGTGGTGGAGCAGGCGCAAATAATCCTCCTAATACTGCAAATGGTACAAATGGAACAGATAATACCGGCGGCGGTGGTGGCGGTGGTGGATCATCTCCTTCATCAGGTGTTGGTGGAAATGGTGGTTCAGGTGTTGTAATTATAAGGTATAGAAAAAGTTAATTATGAGTGAAATAAAAGTAAATAAAATTAGTCCAAGAGCAGCGTGTGGAACAGTACAGCTAGGAGACAGTGGAGATACATTCACAATTCCTGCAGGTGCATCAATCACAAACTCTGGTACTGCATCAGGTTTTGGTGCAACAGGTTCAGCGTCTTGGAATACAACAGTTAAGACAGGAGACTTTACAGCAGTAGCTGGTGAAGGATATTTTGTAAATACAACTTCAGGGGCTGTTAATGTAACCCTTCCAGCAGGAACTGCAGGTGCAGTTGTTGCAATAAAAGATTACGCAGGAACTTTTGATACAAATAATGTTACATTAACAAGAAATGGTTCAGATAAAATTGGTGGTGAAGCTATTAATGCAACTTTATCAACAGAAGGTATTGCAGTAACATTAGTTTTTGTAGATTCAACACAAGGTTGGTTAGTAACCGATTCAGGTTTACAAGACGAAGCACCTACAGCACAATATATTACAGCAACGGGTGGAACAATAACAACAGTTTGTACTAATTTTAAAGTTCATACATTTACAAGTCCTGGTACTTTTACTGTTTGTTCAGTAGGTAATGCTTGTGGTTCTAATACAGTTTCATATATGGTAGTAGCTGGTGGTGGTGGAGGTGGTGGAGGAAATGGTCACGGCGGTGGTGGAGGAGCAGGAGGATTTAGAGAATCTAAAGCAGCAACAGATTCTTACACAGCTAGTCCATTAAATGCAACTTCAGGACCAACATATAATTTACCAGTAACAGCAACAGGCTTTCCAATTACAGTTGGAGCAGGTGGTGGTGGTGCTGCTGGAAATCCAGGTACTCCAGGAACTTCAGGTGGTGTTTCAACTTTTTCATCAATAACATCTGCTGGTGGTGGTGGTGGACAAACACCTGGTGGTGTAGGATTAGATGGAGGTTCAGGTGGAGGAGCAGGTGGACCTGATCCCAGTAGTAATAAAAGAGGTGATGGAAATACACCTCCTGTAAGTCCACCTCAAGGTAACCCTGGTGGACCAAGTGCATACAATACACCTCATTATGGTGGTGGTGGAGGTGGTGGAGCTGGAGCAGCAGGCACTGCTGGAACTTCTACAGCAGGTGGACCAGGTGGTAATGGTGTAGCAACTTCAATTAATGGAACTCCAGTAACAAGAGCTGGTGGCGGCGGTGGTTCAAGTTATCAAGGAGGTGGACCTAATGCAGGTGGGGCAGGAGGCGGTGGAAATGGTACAATCGGAGGACCAGCACCTAATTCAGCAAATGCAACAGTAGGAACAATTAACACTGGTGGTGGAGGAGGAGGTGGAGAAAGTGGTGTTCCTAGTGATGGTGGAAAAAACGGTGGATCTGGTATAGTAATAATAAGGTACAAATTTCAGTAGTTGAATGATAATTAAAATTAATATATAAGGAGAAACATTATGGCACATTTTGCAAAATTAGGAGCTAACGGAAAAGTTATTCAAGT